CGTAAGCGATCCGAACGTCATTACTACTACGCGAGGGCTTGTTAACCTCAAAAGAACGTAGTAAGACGAAGCATTATTTCGAATATACACTGAGAAAATTGCGATCCATAGTAAAAATTATAAACCCAAATAAGATACGAATATCTTACAAGGGTTTAATGCATAAAACCTATGAATCTGCAAAGATTCAGTGTAAGATATAAATATCTCATTCAGGAAAACAATCGTTGTACGATTGTACCCCCACACGATCGCCGTGTGGTATCCTAACTCCCGAGAGAGTTTCTTTCGACTAGTTATTCTCATAGTAGAGTGATGTTTTAATTCCATCTCGAATTTTGCTTTAAGACCTGCCCCAAAAGTCTTAAGATACAGCAGTAGGATCTCCATATAGATACATAATAGGAGAGCCAACATATAAGCCTAACTGAAAATCTTCAGCAATGCTCACATATTTGTCTATTCTATAATCTTGTTCCGCCGTACCGTCCGGAATATCAAGCATCAGTTCATGAGCCATTTCTACCTCATTATAACGATTGATCTTCCGAGCTGGCAAGAACCTTTGTCCTCCGGTATAAAACCCAGTTTCATACTCTAAGACCGGATTAACAGAAATTGGAGTTACTGCCGTACCTCCCAGCCCCGATGCCATTGCATCCAAGCGCTGGGAACGCATATTTCCTATACCACCAGTATAAGAGTGTACATCACTTCCGTTGACTTTACCAAGAATATTATGGCGAGCTACGGAGAATGCACCCATTCTACTGGCTGATCCCATGGTAGTGACCATAGCTTTATGTCTCATTCCACCCCTTCTGCAAGCAAATGCAGGGGTCAAGAAATTCAACAACGTAGTGCTACAAAAATTGTAACCTGCAGTTGCAGGCACAGAGTTTGTTGCAGTGTCCTGTCCACCGGTCTCCCATCCTCTATAGAATGGAAAATCGTGGATATCTAAAGCTACAGCACGATTGGCGATTGGAGTACCAAATGCCGCAGGAAAATAACAATTATGGTAGTTATACCTGCGGAGCAGCTCCCTAAGAGAAACAATACGTTCGCCTTGATAGACGAGGTATTGATTGTTCTCAGGAATATGCCCCCCGGCTGCAAATGTTTCTACAGCCTCCACACAAGTGGGAGAATTGGAAGTATCCTCTGCAGACGCTAACGCAGCATCTGGAGCCATTTCAGCCTGTTGGGCATGAAGGGAGAGCAAGGATATGTTTTTGGTTGTTGGAACAGCAACGGCGAAATCATCACCAGCAGCGACCCAGACTTGGATTTTCACATCAGCAGCAGTGAGAGATGGTGTTGCCAACTCATTTACTACATAAACTGAAAGAGATCCATTGTCATATAAGCTACCGCAGGTAACTGGA